TTCAGTTAAATCTTTCACTTCACCATCTATTATGACTTCCGTAATCCTATTTATCTCATCGTTTAAACTATCTGTCAAGTATTCTGTAAACTTTAGATCAGTTATTTCCATTGTCTTTAGTAATTATTTCTGCCATCTTCCTTCCGATTTCTGCACCTTTAGTTCTTTCTTGTGCAGATACCTTAGCTATGTCTGCACCAGCTTTAGCACCAGCTATTTTCAAGTCAGCTTCTATTTTAATTCTTTCAAGTTCATCTTTCATCCTAGCTTTTTCTAGATCAGCAGCTATACGTGCTTCATCACTTGCTATCTTAGCTTCTGCTGACTGTGCTTTGATTTGTAGTTCTTGTTGTTGCATTTGCAGTACAGGGTCTTCCATTTGTTCTTGTGCTTGCTGCTGTTGTGCTTCTTGTTGGTTTTTACCTAGTAACTGTTGTGCTGCTGCTGCAACTAAAGTAGACAACCTTGATTCAATTTCAGGTGGCAATGGCTCACCTATTGGTGGCAACTCAGTACCTATTTCTTTTTCTATTTGTTTTCTATATTCGAAACCTATATGTTCAATTACGTGTTCACTTAATGCAGATTGCATAGCTTGTGCATTAGGTGCTTGTGCAACCATTTCTTGTACCTTAGGGTCTTGCATCATAGACATGTGAACAGTTATATGTGATGCATGATCTTGGTATTCGAAAGGTTTAACAGGTTCTCCATTCAATATGTCCATGTTTTCTGATACAGGGTCTTTAGGTTTCATATCATCTTCTAATGGAACAATATCTTGTGGGTCACGTATGCCTAATACCTCTAACATCTGTCTATGTAGCTTGGGCATGTCGTACATTTCCGGTGCAGACTGTGCAAGTTGCAAGGCTGCTTGGTATTGCATGATTCTTTGCGCCATTGTTGCAGCATTTGGGTCTGATACTGGTATAACGTCTATTCTTTCGTCAAAGTCCACACCTTTTATAGCAGATTCCCCATCTACCTCGTACTCATAGTCCTCTGGCATGTAATCTTTGATAATATCCGACAATATGCCTAGTTCTTGGCGCATAGAAGCGTGTAATCTAGCTTGAATCGCCCCCATTACCTTCATATTGCGCTCTAGTAGGGCTAATGTAGTGCCTACAGGGGCTTGATTGCTCATATCAGACACTTTTAGGTCTGTAATAGAGGCAAATCTACGACCTTCCTCTACAATATTGCCTAATAGTTGGTATAAAGTACCCGATGGCTCTTTATATGGAAGAAAAGCTATGTTATCTCTGATACTTCCGCCCGGAATATCTACATCACGGAACTCTCCGGGATATATTGGGGTGTCATCACCTTTAATTCTTAGTCCTCTTGTCTTTAAACCACCCGGAAGGTTAGATAAAGTACCTGCATCTACTAACTGTCTTAGTATAGATGTAGCTGATTTAGCTAATCCACCTACCATGTGTATTAAACCGAAGCCATAGAAGCCTAATCCCGGCATATACTTGTAATGAACAAAGTGTTGTCTGCTTTCTTTTAGTGGATCAGACTCTAAATAGTTACGTCTTATAGATAAAACTTCTCCTGAGCCTTGATCTATAGTTACAACGTAAGGTAAAGCTATACCTGTCTTATCTCCATCACGAATATCTTCAAATCCTTCTAAGTCTAAGTCAACATGCATTTCTAATAATGTATGTAATCCATCTTTACTATAAGAATTTAAATCGTATTCAAAGTTAGGACTGTCACCAGCTAGTTCATTGTACTTAGCTTTGATTCTGCCAGTACCAACACTTGTCTGTGGTAAATCAACATCCTTATAAAAACCTGCGTATTGTAATTTTAGAATTTCATTCAGCGTCATACGCATAACGTGTGTTGCACGTGATGCTGTTCTTAAATCAGAAGCACCATAACTAACAACAAAATCTTCTGCGGGTATAAACATAGAGCAAGGTCTTTGCATGTTTACATCCCAATAAATCTTTTTAAAAGCAGAACCTGCTAATGGCAAACTAAACAACATGTTTTCAGTTTCATTTCTATACTCTTTCATATCTTCTGTAAGAAGATAGTTCATATAGTCTTGTACTCGTTTACCTTGTGCTTCTTTCTCAGAAGTTATTTTGCCAACAATACTTGTACGTACTGGACCTGATGCTGGAAAAATTTCTGTAATAGCTTGTGATTGAAAACGTACTACGGCTTCTGCTAAAAGTGGGTGATATACACCACATGCTCCAGACCAAGGCTCAGTACGTTCTTCTATTTTTAAACCTAGGTTGTCTAAACCTTCTGTATAAGTTCTTTCCCAGTCGCTTCTGGAATCTTTATCTGCTTCAAAAGCAGAAACTAATTCATGCCCAATAAAACTTAAATCTTTTTCAGAAATAAATTCAGCAAGGTTTGCATCAAAGGGTACATCTTCTTCCATAGAAGAAGGATCAAAATCAATTAGCATCCCCCCATCTTCTGTCTCTATTGAAACCGATTCAGGGTTTACAATAGATATGTCAATATTTTCTTCTGCCATTTATATCAGTTTAACTATCTTAATAGTATTTAGCAATCTTATCTGAGGAACTGCTTGTGTCTTGATAGTCATGCTCTAAAGTTATAAAACCACCTTGTCTAAAACGTAATAACGCTTGAGTAGATGAATCCACTAAATCATCATGGTCGCCTACAGGGAAGGAAGCAAATTGTTCTACAACTTCTTCTGCCCATCTTTTTTTAGGATACCACACAGAGCCTGATGCAAATAAATCTGCAACAGCATTAACACGTGCAATCTTATCGTTACCTCTTGATGGTGTGTAATCTTGAACAGGAATTCCCATCGCACGTAATTCAAATATCAAAGGAGAGCCGGCAGCTTTTGCTTCAACAATTAAAGCATCAGGAGACCATTGTTGGTGTTCATAATATGCGCGTTGTTTTAATTCAGGGAACTCTAATCTTTCTTGGAAAGCATCTAACAATATAACTTGAGGTTGACTATAGCCACTTTCACCATCCATATAAAACACACCCCATGTAGTACACGCAGAAAAGTCTGATCGTTGTGTCTTCAAGAATGCGGTATCCCAAGATTGAATAATGAACTCACATTTAGGTGGGTTCTTTTCTTCCCACACTTTCCACCATTCTCTTTTAACAATCGCACCTTCTTCTGATACAGGATTTTGTTGATACTGCGCTTCCCAATGTGATATAGGTAATGTTGCCTTAATTTTTTCTAATTCTTCTATTTTCCAATACTCTTCCCATAAACTTCTACCTGAAGGTAATATAGCTGGCAACTCTATAACTTCCCATTCATCACTATTGTCTCTAGTAGACGCATCTTTAAGAATTGAACCACAAAGGTCTTTCTTACCCCATCGTGTCATTACTATTATAATTGCACCGCCCGGCTGTAGACGCTGTCTAGGACCGCTCAAATACCAATCGTATGTGCTTTCAAAAATTTTTGGATCAGCAGACTGTCCTTGTTGTTCAGAGTGAGGGTCGTCTATAATCAATAGATCAGCACCACGACCTGTTACTGCACCACCAACACCGACAGAAAAATATTCACCACCACCTGATATATCAAATCTTCCCGCTGCTTTAGAATCGAGATTTAAACTGACATCTGGGAATATCTCTTGATATTCCTCGCTATCTATTAAGTTACGCACCATACGACCAAAGCGGAGTGACAGTTCTCCAGTATGAGAAGCCATGATTATTTTCTTATCAGGTTGTTTGCCCACGATCCATGAAGGTAGTAACCATGATGTTAACTGTGACTTACCAAAACGAGGAGGCATGTTGATCATTAAACGCTTGCAGTCACCACTAGCCACACGTTCAAATGCTTCAGCCATTTTTTTGTGGTGTGAACCGCACATGAACTCCTGCCATACAGTACCGGCAAAGTTTAAGAACTCATCTTGAGAACGCTCACGTACAATAGATTTCTCTAATTGAACAATTAAGTTGTCTAGTTCTTTCCTTTCTGGAGGATTTAGTAAAGCAAGCTTATCTTCAGTTAAGCTTCCGATTACTTTATTAAGCTGTTTGCTTGATACACTCATAACTACATATAGTATTGTCAACCATGTTAAAACACAATATACTGATATGCAAGGGTATCTCCAGATAGGACTGTCTTACACTCTCAATATATCCAGTCCACACCCTAGGGGTTTATTAACACGCTTGATAAGCCCCTACTTTTTACTACTCAGTTTTTTTATAATATTTTTTCTGTACTAGGATTACCTATTCGTTAACTACAGTCCAAGGGTAGGGGGTACTGTCAACACTATGTTAATAAAAGGTCAAAATTTACTGTGTGATAATTCAGAACAGTATGTATATATGTGTGTGCGGAGTCCCAACTGCCAACAGGGGGGGTGGGGTCTGCCAAATACGTGTGTAGTCACGGGTGAAGTGTGTAAACACACCGCATAACTACCTGCTACGTTTGGATGGAGGGTTTAAACAGTCTTAGTGTAAGGACTTGTCCTTAGGTTCTTCATCATTGCCAAGGAGTTTACTAATGCGAAGCATGATCTCATCGCTACTCTCCTTATTAGTATTAGAAACTTCCAGTTTCTCTGTATATAAGTTAGCTACCTTGCCTCGATAATGTTCTGCTGTAACAGCAGAGCCTATCTGACCAGTATCAACAGCCTTATCCCTTAGCTTTGCTAGTTCATCAAGGTGTGTTTCCCTGTCTATAAGACTTCTGGTTTCTTGCTGTGCCAATATCCTAGAGACTTCGTCTTGTATATCAGCTTTTTTGGACAGTCGATAGCCTTGCTTATCCGCACTAGTTCCCGCCTTGTATCCCGCTAACTCGGCACTCTTGCCATTGCTAAAGCCTTTAGCTTTATACCTAGCATATAACCGCTCCTTTACGCTTAACCCTTTCTTATCTGATGATGTCTTTTGATCTGTCATAGAGGTATGGTAAACCATACCTTTTCTAAGATCAATTCGATTCCTTCGGTAACCCCTCATTCACTCAGTAGTTGACATGCATTATGTCCATGTACTACCATGTGAGAGGAGAGTGACAAAAAATGATAGGAGAGTAGGTTTAAACCCCTTGAACGTAGTGAAAGGGGATTTAAACCATACTCCCCAACAACAAACTGGAGAAAATTATGGCGAAAGCTAATCAAGAAAGAATTTACAGGCACAAGGAAATCGAAGATTCCCTTGAGTTAGTAATGGAAATTATGGGTGGATGGATTGAAGATGCCTATGATGATACTTCTGACGTAGAGAAAGCGTGCGAAGTATTGAGTGATTTTGTTTCATCAAGGGTAAAACCCTTAATTGAAGCTGAACTGTAAACCCTTTGTTTAAACTACTGTCTGAACGTAGTGAAGACAGTATTTAAACTAAAACAACTGGAGAGAAATAATGGAAAATTATACCGACCGAGAAGCTTACCTTACCGAAGGTGCTGATCAAATTATAGAACTGTTCAGCGACAGTCACTTTAGTGATATGCCGAAGTTCAGAGTATCCGTAGGATATGCCCCTCGTCATAGAGGTGGCAGAGTGCTTGGAGTCTGCATTAATGCAGAAGCAAGTGCTGATGGTCACTTCGAGGTGTTCATCAACCCTAGCATTGATAGTTCCTATCAAGCATTAGATATCTTGTGCCATGAATTGTGTCATGTTGCTGATCGTAATGAGAACGGACACAGAGGAAGATTCGTAAGAATCGCCAGAGGCATAGGCTTAGAGGGCAAATTGACTCAATGTTTAGCCGGCTCTACCCTAAAGGGTAAGTTGGTAGAGATCATCAGTCTCTTGGGAGAATATCCTCATGGAGCGATTGATATAGATTTTACGAAGAAACAATCCACTAGGATGCTGAAAGTATCCTGTAGTGCTTGTGACTTTCACTTCCGAACAAGTCGGAAGAACGTAGATATGTTGGACTTGGATACTGCACCATGTCCGGCTTGTGTAGAGGATGCTCCTCTATTCATTGTTTAAACGCAGTTTAACTGGAGTAATACATGAAAAATTATGACTTGATAATCAGCATAGCTGAATCAGCTAGAGCGATGTTCGGCTTCCCTTGTACGATGGAAGGCTTGGATGATGGCGAAAGAAAGATTCTAAAGAAGCTTGCTGTGGCTTATGGCAAAAGGGCATCCCAAATGGATGATAAGGATTTGATAGACCTTTACAATTCTATCAGCATAGCTGATCTCAAAGAGGAGAAAGGCGACCATGATGGCGATGGAGAAGATGCACCTGATGCAGAAAGCGAAGCTGATGCAGATGATGAGGATGATTCTGATGCGGAATCAGAAAGCGAATCTAAGTTGCCTAATGCTGAACACAGACCAGATGTTGATGAATTTGTTCCTACTAATGCTCTCGAAGAGAGTATTGTAGATATTATCAAAAAGGTTCATCCGACCCTTGAAGATGGTATGCATGACAACAACATAAATGTTGAAGAGGTAAGGAAGCTTATAGATGAACACTCTCCGAGTGTTACTATTGAGTTGAAGAAACCTACTGGCGAGATCATCAAGGATGATTCACTCAAGCATGAGAAATTGCCACAAGTGTTATCAGCTTTGCTGAGAGGAGACAATGTGCTTCTTGTGGGTGGTGCGGGTAGTGGTAAGACCACTATGGCTCAGTCATTATCGAAGATGCTTGGACAGTCCTTTGAGCAAGAAAATTATGCCTTCGGCATGAGTGGTGCAATGTTCCAAGCTTACGAAGTAAGAGGATACATGGATGCTACTGGCAACTACGTTGAGTCCTCATTCGTCAAGTGCTTTAGGGATGGTGGTCTGTTCCTCTTCGATGAAATCGATGGCTCTAACCCTCAAGCATTGGTGGCTCTGAATGCATCAATGGAAAATGAAGTCGCAGACTTTCCATGTGGAGTGGTCAAGAAGCATCCGAACTTCCGCTTGATAGCTTGTGCTAATACCTATGGTAGAGGTGCTGACAGAGAGTATGTAGGTAGGAATCAATTAGATGGTGCAACCATCGATAGATTCAAGCCTGTGATTACACTCGACTATGATCAGAAGCTTGAGTTAGCTATCAGTCCTGATAGGAACTTCACTAAGATAGTGCAAAAGCTTCGCAAGGCTAAAGATAACATGAAGATACGTTGTGTTATCTCTCCGAGAGCCAGTATCAAAGGTGGTCGTGCCATCTTAGATGGCTGTGAACTTGAGGATGTGCTTAGAGACTACGTCTTTGGTGGCTTAGATGAAGAGACTGTGAAAAGAATCAGACACGAAGCCAAAGTATAACAGCGTTTAAACAAGGAGAAAATTATGCCAAGTTTCAAACAACAATATGATTCCTTTGATGCCTTTGTTGCAAGGGTATCAGATGAGAGTGTGCCTACATGGGAAGGTCATCGATCTTCACAAGATGAACCCGATAAATGGAGCGGTAATGTTACTGTCAAAGAATCAGTACAACTAGCATCCTATGGATGGAGGAAAGGTAGAGATCAAATGTCTAATGAATTAGACATGGCTCACAACTCTACATCCTTTGAGCGTCTACCAACATATGAATATGATGTTGCCGGTTACATGCCTAACATACCTTTGTATGTAGCCGGTTGCCCCTCTCATATGATGAGTCCTCTAGGTAATGAAAGTGCGATGGGTAAGGTCGTTGATATCAAGGTCAACATAAGTGCATCACACGTTAACAGTCCGGAAAGGTTAATGCGAAGAGGTGCAAGCATACTATCTCTGATAGATAAGCTTGAGGATAGCGGTCTATCATGTAATGTTAATGCTTGTGAATATACAAAGGCTTCTAGTGGTAAAGGTTTCTTCTTAATAGAGTTCCCTATTAAGAAAGCCGGTCAGCCTATGGACATAGATAGGTGTGCTTATGCATTAGTTCATCCATCCATGTTACGTAAGCTTTGCTTCGTAGCTTGTGAACAAGAACCTAAAGCAAAAAGTGGATGGGGTCATGGGTATGGTAGACCTATGAATCTACCGATACATGAGAGACAGGGGTGTGTGTACTTCCCAGAAGTAGGCGACATGATTGAAGATGATATGGAATCGATGATGGCTAGAACCATAGAAATCTATGAGAATCAAACAAGCGGTAAGGATTGGGATGGGTCAGAACTATAGTAATAAGTATATGAATGTATATGAATATACTAATTACATATAGGTAGGAGAAAATAAAAATGGAAATAAATGTCTATTATAAAAATGTGTATGGTACTGATGTATGTTATCCGGCTTGCGATGATGCAAAAATATTTGTAAGTATTGTAGGGTCGGAGCGCAAAACATTAAGCACACATATGTTAGATTTAATTAAATCTTTAGGCTACAAAATTAATGTTGTAGACCCAAGAACAGAAAAAAACTATGGATGAATATGAAATAAGACTTTACGAAGCCATGATTCAAACGCTGTATACAGCTAGAGATATGATTGGTGCATTGCCTGATGATTTTGTTGGAGTGGGTAACAGCTTAGACTGTTGCATCAATGATGCAGAAGCTATAGGCGGTGGCTTAAAGGATGATGATGAGAGTGTGTAAACATAATATTAAATTATGTTGACATGTGTTATACAAGTGTGCTTAAAATATACGTAGGAGTAAAACATGAGCAAGAAAAAAAATGAAAAAGACTTTGCCAAAGAGGTAAAGAAAATCGCTGATGATATCAGCATTAATAGGGGCGATGATCTGGATGAGCAACACATGAAAGACTTTGAGCAGATACATGAAGCAATGAATCACGTTGTTAACATGCTAGGCTTGGAAGAAATTTCAAGCAAGAATAGAAATCCTTTAGCTGTATGGTATGACTTACTTAATAGTGCTGTGATGCATGTAATGATGCGAACAGAAAAGGCATACGTTAAAGATGTGCTTGAAGAGATAGTTAAGAACATTGACTTCTTGGATGAGTGGAATGAGGACAGGATTGATAGGGGTCAGATGGAATGCATACCTAAAGAAACAGTCGAAGCCTTGTATGAGGATAACGATCAAGAGACCAGACACTAAAGCGTTTAAACATGGAGAAAAATATGAAAGAAACAGAGACCAAAGATACCTATAAGGTATTACATTTGATAAACAAAAACCCAGAAGCTAAAACTTTGGGCGAACATTTCACACCTATAACTAGGGTAGAAGAGTTCGATGAGAAGCCTACACTCAAGCAGATGCAGTCATGGACTGACTCCGGCATGATTGAG